CGCTGATACCACCACCCCAGACCCCGAACCGGAGGTAACCGACCATGCCGATCCTGATGCAACGGGGTCTTCTGACCTACAAAGCGGAGACGGTGTACGGGACGGCGCCGGCTGATCCGTTCATCGCCGTTCGGACGCTTCGCGACCCAGAGCTGACGCCCCTCGAGGGTGATGATCTGGCGCAGGAAGAGGTCCGCCCCTACCTGGGCAACGACAACACCCGGCTGATCAACAAGCGGGTGATGCTCACCTGCAGCGTCTACGACGGCAACAGCGGCACCGCTGGCACCGCTCCGGCCTACGGCGGGCTGCTCATCCCCTGCGGCATGAACCAGGCGCTGGTGGCCACCACGAGCGCGACCTACTCGCTGGTGAACACCGCCGACCAGGCCAGTGTGACAATCCGCTGGCACCAGGACGGGATGCGCCACCAACTCACCGGCGCGTTTGGTACCGCCACCTGGCGCCGTACCGCGGGCGGCTACCCGGTGATCGACTTCGAGTTTCAAGGCCTCTACAGCCAGCCGACCGACACCGCATTCCCGACGCCGATCACCTGGGCGAACCAGCGGGATCCGCTGGAGGTGAGCGCCGCCAACACACCCCTGGTCACGATCAACGGCGTGGCGCGGTGCCTGGCTGAATATGAGTTTGCGCTGAACAACACCATTACCTTCATGAACTATGCGGGTTGCACCGAGAAGTTCGTGATCACCGATCGGAAGCCGACCGGATCGATCCAGGTGGAAGACGTGCTCATCGCCACCCAGGACATTTACAGCCTGGTTGCGAACTCGACGAAAGTGCCTATTGTGGTGGGCCACACCGGCGGCCCGGCCGGGAGCAAGATCAGCCTGACCACCACCGGCAACATCCTCGGCAAGCCGAGCTTCAACAACCGCGACAATGTGCGGTTCGTCACCCTGCCGTTCACGCCGACATCGGCGGATGGCACGTCAGAGATGACGCTGCTTTACACCTGATCACCCGGCCGGCTACAGTCGGCTTTCGCCCCCTTCTTCCCCAAACATGGCGCTCACCTTCGGCACGCTCAGCGGTTCCTATCTGTGGCCGGTAAAGATACCCGTCCCGATGGATGGGGGCGAGATTGAAACGCTTGAATTCAAGGGCCGATTCAAGCGGTTCAAGCAGAAAGAATCGGAAGCGATTCTTATGCGTGCGCTGAGCGCTAACCGTGCGCTGGTCACAGGATCGGAGCTTAAGGATTCCGATACTGACCTTGGCATTGCGCCCGAAGTCATGATCGGCTGGGAGGAGATGCCTGGCGATTCCGGCACTGTGCCATATACCGCCGAGGCAATGGCTGAGCTTCTTACCTACGGTGGCGCCGCTCGTGCAATCGTCGAAGCGTGGAATGAATCGCTCAACGGAAAGAAAGCAAAAAACTAGAAGCGGTCGCACGCTACTTGTTGCAGGATGATCGCAGCAAGCTGGAAGATGCGGCCGAACAGTCTCGGGTTGCAGCGGCTGCCCTCGGGGTGATCCTGCCGCCTGAGGCTCTGGAGGTACCGGAAGAAGCAGACCTAGAAATCGAACCGGAAGCCGCGCCAGCGGTGGAGCTGTTCTGCCGGGTGCTCACCCAATGGCGCACCAGCCCCAAAGGCTACCTGGGCCTCGACTACGGGGTGCTGCTGTCGCTGATGGACCTTGACGGGGTGAAGCGCAAGAAGAGGGCGGCACTGCTGGCAGACATAGGTATCATGGAGGGAACATGGCTGCATGAGTTCCGCGTGGCGAAGCAAGGCAGCAACGAGGATTCCTAGATGGCCGTTACCTACGATGCGCTGCTGCGGGTCAACGCAAAGGCAACGGGCGCCGGTGAAATTAAGAATCTGGGCAACGCGATCGGTGGGCTGACGAAAAGTGCGGCGGGATTGGGGGCCATTGCGGGGACTGTGACGGGCCTGGGAGTGGCACTGGGTGGCGTCGGGCTGGCAGCAGGTGCCAAGGGGATCATCGATATGGCGGACAGCTTGGATGAGCTGTCGCAGCGTTCTGGCGCGTCAGCTGAAAACCTGAGCAAGCTGGGCGCCGCGGCGCGGATGTCGGGCCTTGACACGGAGCAAGTATCGGCGGGTCTGGTGAAGCTGTCCAAGAACCTGGGCGAGATCGCATCAGGCGGCGGGAAGGACGCGAAGGCGGCGCTTGATGAGCTTGGGGTTTCTGCCTTCAACGCATCGGGTGAGCTGCGGAAACCTGATGAGGTGATGTTTGATCTCATCGACAGTTTGGCGCGGCTGGAAGATGGCGGAACGAAAACACGTCTTACGATGGAATTGCTGGGCAGGGGCAGCGCCGCTCTAATTCCCATGTTTAATATGGGATCAGAAGCGATTAGGGACCTAAATACAGGAATATCAGAAGAGTTCACAAGGAAAGCGGGAGAATACAACGACCGCATGGCAATGCTGGGGACGCGGTTCACAGCGCTAGGCGTGACCATACTAGATCAGTTGCTGCCGAGCATGATCAAAGGGACCGAGTTTATCGGTGGTTTGATTACTTCGGCTCAGGGCTGGTTGACAGAAAACGAAGGGGCGCTAAGTGCGTTTGTGAAAGGCATAGCGTCCGCAGCTGTTGAAGTCGCCAAGATTGCCGGCCCGGTCTTGATAGCGGTTGCTGCTTATAAGGCTTACAAGAGCGCGGTAGCTGCGGCTGTCATAGTGCAAGGACTTTTTAATGCAGTCACAATCGCCAACCCAATTGGCCTACTTGCGATGGCGGCCGGCTTGGGAATTGGCGCGGTCGCAATGGCTAAAATTGTGGCTGCAATGAAGGAAGCAAAAGAGAAAGGCGATGGGCTTGCGGGCAGTAGTGGGGCTTTTGCGCAAGCTCTTCAGGATGCAGAGGACAACCTAGAAGGCATCACCACCAAGCAACAAGCATCCGCCGCCGCCGCCGAACAGCAGAAGGTTGCCGCCGAAGCTCTACGCAAGACCGAAGAAGACCGCACCTACTGGCTGGAGCGTGCCGGTAGCGCCTACCAAAAGCAGGCCGCTCAGATCGATCTGATCTCCGCTGCAAACCAACGGCGCACCGCATTGGCCGGAGAAGAGAACACTCTGGCCCAGGCCTACAACAACCTCGGGAAGACCATCCTGCAGAACCGGCTGGAGCTGGCGAAAACTGATGAGGAAAAGCTGGCGATCAGCAAGCAGATCGCGCAGATCGAATCCGAATCAGCACGGCTACAGCTTGAGGCTACGAAGCTGCAAATCCAGGCGGAAGAGGAACTTAAAGCGGCGGCGTTGAACCGTGCTATCTCAAACCGTAAAGAGATCGAATCCACTCTGGCGCTTGCGGCTGCGATGTATAACGCGGGCCAGATTGGGATGGATAAAATCCAGAACTACCGTCAGGAGCTGGAAAAAGCAACGCGCACAGCAGATACGGCTCAACTGGAGTTCAATCAAGCGCAGCGGATCAACAATGTAAAGACTCAAGCTGCGAATATCAATTATCAGGCGTCCGTGTTGCAAACTACCGGCGAAGTTCCGGCCAGTGCAAACCCCGGCGTGCCCGCTGCCATGGGCAATCAAACGCCGCGAAGGTACACCACCATCGGCGGCATTCGCATACCGGAATATGCCAAAGGCGGCTACGTCACCCGTCCCACCCTGGCAATGATCGGCGAAGGTGGCGAACCAGAGTACGTGGTGCCGAAGTCCAAGGCCAAAGCGTTCGCTAACAACATCGCCAGCGGAAGAACCGGCGATCAAGCGCTCAAGCCATCATGGCGGGAGATTGCCCTGGAGACGCTGGCCAACAGCCCCGGCGACTACATGCGGGCATCGAGCGCCATCATGACCGGATGGCGTCAGCGGGGCGGCCTTCAGACCGCGGCCAATGAGCCGATCCTTCGCAAGCGCGCAATCGAGTCACTTGGATTCACGGTTGGCCCTGGCGCGCACTGGGGTGGTGGTGGCTTCACAATCAAACGCCGCCCATCGCTGGCGGCAATTCGCGGCGAGCTGGAAGACCTTCGCGCCAGCCGCTCTGGTGGTACGCCACCAGGTCAGGCGTCGATCACACTCAACACCCGGGTCGACCGAGTGATCCGCCAGGACGGCGAGGATCGCGTAACCCTGGCCCAGGCGCAGAGCTTGGCTAACGAATCCGTCCGCCAGGCCGTGGCCCAGATGGATAGAAACCTGGAGTCACCTACCTACCGCCAGAAGCGGGGCATCCGATGATTCAGCACGCGACCTTCTTGCGCCTGTGGGAGCCGACCACCAACGCCACCGGGCTGGCGCTGCAGTCCTTCTACCGGCAGGGGCCGATCGTGATTGGGGCTGACTCCTACCAGTTCCTGGACTTCACCGTCGATGGCCTGGCGAACACCGGCAGTGCCGATCAAAACGAGCTGACCCTGACCTTCCCCGGCCTCACGGCGATCTCAACCGCCGCCGATGACGCCATGGCCGAGGGCTGGCTGGCGACCCTGACCGTTTATCAGTTCGACCTGCCAACCAGGCCCGACACTCCCCCGGCCGGCCAGGTGGTGCTGCTCACCGCCATTGGCGAAGTGACGGGCGGCAGCGAAGACTTCCCGGCCACCGTGACCATCACCGTCGGCTCTGCCCTGGAGTCACTCGGCGCCCAGGTGCCGCCACGCCGGTTCACATCCGCCCTCGTGGGCACCCCCTGCCGTCTCTGAGCATGACCGGATCCCCTGCTGTTGCCGTCCCCACCCTTGCCGCGCAACGGCGCCAGGTGATCCGCAACGATGGCCTGGCGGTGCGGGCTGACCTGAACGGCCAGCAAACAGCGCTGGAGCTGGGGCAGGCAATCCCGCTGGTGATCGGCAAAAGGACGGGCGCTACCGGTGGTGTGCTGATTAGCCCGCCCGCGGCGGAGTGCAGGTTCACCAACGACGAGGCAAACCGCGTAACGGCCTCCTATCTGCTGGTTCTGGCTGACGGGCAACTTGGCACGATCGCCGCAACCGACGCCTACCAAGGCAACAGCCAGCTGGTGGCGGGTGAGATCACCCAGGCCTATGGCGCTAGGGCTGAAAGCTGGGCGCCAGGGAACTTCATCCAGCAGCGGTTTCACGTAACGTTTGACAATCGAGTTGTTAGCGTTGCGGGTTTTCCCGTGGGAGATTCGGCAACGCTAGCCATAGACTGGTTTGGCGTAGATGACAACGTATCAGACAAACTAGAAGAAGTATACAACTCAACAGCAGCGGCGAAAGCAACAGTAAAATCAAACGGCAACTACGTTACTTACTTTCGGGTTACTGTTGACAGGAAAATTAACTGGCCTACGTCTGGCGTTCAAGTTCTTAGCCGTGGCAACATTGCAACCAGCTTCAACTTAGCTGCTGGCACTGAAAGTACACCACCCTCTGTCACGTCAGTAAATTACGCAGATCCCGAAACGTTGCCATGGGAGCGGTCTTTAGACTCTTATTCGTATTACGGCGGCGCCAATGCAGGATCACCGCCTTCCATTAGAGACTGGGAAAACAGGGGCCAGTATTTCACCGTCGGAAACAGCTGGATCTACGAGCGAGCTGACGAGGCTCGTAGTATGAGCATTGGCCCCGGTTCTGGCGTAGGTTTTCAGGAATATCTAATCACCCGCCCGCCAAGTCTTGAGCCCTACGGAGATATTGAAGTCGATTTTACGGAAACGATTCGTCGCGGTTTCGTCACCCGTGAAACGCTACCCGGCGTCTCTCTCTTTGGTGGCCTCCCAGGGGTCACCTACAACCTGTTTGTAGAAGAGCAAAACAGCGAGCCCCTCCCCAAACCCGAAGCGACCCTCTACTGCGGCACCGGCGGCGGCACCTACTCGGGCCTCACCACCGTCTCGCTGGTCAAGACGTACCCCGCCGGTGACACGGGCTGGCAGCGGCAGGCGCATTTTTTCATCCGCAATGGGCAGCCGATCCACCGGCTCATTGAAGGCACCCCCGGCGCGACGAACCTGTTCCCGGATGTGGCCCACCACCTGCTGATCGCCTCCGGCCGGGTGCCGTCTCAGCTGATTGACGTGACAGGCCTCACCGCCGCCGCTCGCTTCTGCTCCGTCAACGGCATCACGTTCGATGGGGTGATCGCCAACCCCTCGAACGTGCGCGAATACCTGAACCTCCTCGCGCCCATGCACCTGCTGCGCGTGACCGATCGGTGGGGGATGCTCGGCCTCCGCCCGGCACTGCCGGTGACCGTCGCCCACGCAATCAATACCAGCCCGCTGACGCAGGTGATGACGTTCGACGAATCGAACAGCAGCGGCTTTCAAGTCACCCGCCGGCCCATCTCCGACCGCAAGCCCTTCGCCGCCCTGGTGCTGTGGCGTGACCAGCCGGAAAACGATGTGGGCGTCACCCAGGCCACCGAGGTCCGGTACGCGGGCACCGCCATCGATGGCCCCTACGAGGACCTCGACGGGTCCGAGTTCATGACCCGCGAGCTCCACGCCGTCCGGGCCGGTGCCCTTCGCCTGGCCCAGCGGCGGCACATCACCCATGACGCCTCGTGGGTTGTGGTTCCGACCCCGCAGATCGCCGCGCTACGGGCCGGTGACATCGTGCGCATGGACCGGGCGCGCAACCCAGTTCTCGGCGCCCCTGACGTGTGGTCCTACCTCTACGAGATCGAGACCATCAGCGGCCCGCTGTTGGGGCCATGGACGATTCAAGCCTCACACCATCCGGTTAACGACGCAGGCTCCAGCCTCCTGGCGCTGGAGGTGGCCGGGGCAGCTGTTGCCTAGGTGATCTAGACTGCCCGGACTGAGAACGCCAGCGCCGTGGCAGCCGTCAACTTCTTCACCTTCGACGCATTCTGGACGG